GAACTTATTGAGAAAACTAAGGCATTATTAGATGATTTATCACAAAAAAAGAGTTGATGAAAACCAAAAGCAACTTGTGCATACTTTTATTGCATTGGGAGCAAGTGTTCTTAACTTGTCTACTGTTGGCAGGGGTTGCCCTGATTTACTTATTGGCTATAAAGGCAAATCTGTGTTGGTAGAGGTCAAAAGAAATGATAAATCAACATATACTGAACCTCAGGTTAAATTTATGCAAGAATGGCGAGGCGGTGCAATCAGCAGGATAGACTCAGTAGATGCTGCAATTAGGCTTATAAAACTTCTTGACTTAGATTAATATCTACATAAAATAACTAAAGCTACGCTTTGTAGCTTCTTTTGCAAAAGGATAATAGAAATGATGAAAATGATGAAAATGGGCAAAACTACTGACCCAAATAGCATGAAAGGCGTTCCAGCCAAGGGTGTTGTAGTGCCTAAAGGTGCTTCTTCTGTTGATGACAAAGTAAATCGCAAAGAACCTATTCGTGGCGGTGTTGGCATGGGTAAAGAAGATGCGATTGGCTCTGACAAAGAGTTCAATACAGGTCGCACAGGCGGTATCTGCTATGAGCATAAGCGTACAGCTTATTCTATGGAAGACAAAGGTCAGAAGTAAAAAGACGAAAAGCTAGGGTGCGTGACCTCCCTAGCCTTTCTAACCAAACAAGTAATCGGAGAACTTGATGGCTAACAAAGAGAATAAAGATAACTGTTTAAGTTGTCGATTTTTTTCTGCTGATGAAAGAATGGGTGTCTGCCGTAGATACCCTATTACTGCTAACAAATCAAATGACGATTGGTGCGGAGAGTTTGATGCAATTATCAATGTGCCTATTCAAGCTATGGTCAATGCCATTATTGAGCCTCTGATTGTTGAAAAACAGCAAAAACAGCGTGGAAGGCCTCGTAAATCATGAATTTAAAGCCATTAGCAGACAAAATCGTAGTAAAACCTGATGTTAGAGAGCTTTCTAGCATTATTTTTGTTGAAAACAAAGAAGTTGAAAACATGGGTACTGTCGTGGCTATAGGCCCTGGCAAGAAACTACCCAATGGTCGCAGAGAAGCAATGCCTGTAGAAGTGGGCGCAAGAATCCGTTTTGGCACTATGAACGATGACCGAGGCGAAGAATATCTAAAGTATTTTCCTTATTACGAAGATGGAGTTAAATATCTAGTCATGAGCTGGCAAGATGTTTGCTTTATGGAGGAAGCATGATTAAATGGCTTAAAAATCTGTTTTTCCCTAGAAAAACTATGAGCATGGAAGAATTAACAAAATCATGGGCAAAATTTAGCAATGAGCAACCCGTTGAGCTTACTGATTTATCAAAACCGCTTCACAAACAATCTAAACTGCAAAAAGCAACTACAAGGAGCAAAACCATGTTGAAAAAGAGCGCATCCCCTAAAGCATTTAAAGAGAACATCAAGACTGAAGTCAAAGCTGGCAAGCCTGTCAAGCAGGCAGTCGCGATTGCATATTCAGAAGCTCGTGCAGCTAAGAAAGTAGCAGCTAAAAAGGGCAAAAAATGAACATTAACGAAATTAAACTTGAATTTAGCCATTCCGTACAAGAAATGGAAATCATCCTTGCAGGACTAAAAAAGCTTCCTTTAGAAGTAGCTATGGAGCTATACACAAAACTGCATGGCTCATCTAATACACAAGTAGCAGCACAAACCAAAGCAGAGCCTACAAATGAGCAACCCTAATATCTATGTTCCGTACCCTATTCCTCAATCTACAGAGGAAATACAGGCAGATATGAACGCAATCATTTACCAACCTGGTGTGCCACAAGAGTTGCAAGACCAATGGAAAAATGTGCAAAATAGCCCTGAAATCCAAGCAGATATTGACCAAGCTGAAGCTAACAGCGACTCAATGGCAAACGAATGAAAATAGAACAAAAGTCTATTGATAAGCTAATTCCTTATATCAATAACAGCCGAAAGCATTCTGACGAACAAGTAGCCCAAATAGCTGCAAGTATTAAAGAATTTGGCTGGACTAACCCTATCTTGGTGGATGGGGAAAATGGCATTATTGCTGGTCATGGCAGGCTTATGGCTGCAAGAAAGCTTGGAATGGATAAAGTGCCAGTCATTGAATTGGCCCATTTATCCGAAAATCAGCGAAAAGCTCTAATCATTGCCGATAACAAATTGGCATTAAATAGCGAATGGGACAATGAATTGCTCATGATTGAGCTACAAGAGCTTGATAACGAGGATTTTGACTTATCTGTGCTTGGATTTGACCAAGACGAATTAGATGCCCTTTTAAACCCAATAGAAACGACTACAGGGCTAACAGACGAAGATGCTGTACCCGATGTACCAGAAGAGCCTAAAACCAAGCCTGGCGATGTATATATACTTGGAAATCATAGGCTTATGTGTGGGGATAGCACCAGCATAGATGCAGTAGACCAATTAATGGAATTTGGTAAAGCTGATATGGTATTTACCGACCCACCCTATAACATGGACTTTACTGGTGGAATTCATGCAGATGGCTCTAAAAGCTTTAACGCTAAACATGGAGGCATTAAAAACGACAAAATGTCCCAAACTGAAGCTGAAGACTTTTTTGATGCAATCAACGCTATTATTTACACATACTGCGTAGGTGCGTTTTATATTACCTTTTATAGGCTTGGTATAGGCGAATACTGGAAATCGCTTGAAAGAACCAATTTAAAGGTTAGAAGCTTAATTATTTGGGATAAAGGCAACCATACCTTATCAAATAGCGACTATATGAGTAAATATGAGCCTATTTTTTATGGTTGGACAGGCGATAATCATAAGTTTTATGGTGGAAACAACGGCATGGATATATGGGAAATTAAGCGAACAGCTAAAAATGACCTACATCCAACTATGAAGCCAATAGAGTTAATTGAAAAAGCTTTAGAAGACGCTAGTAAACCTGGAAATGTAGTATTAGACTTATTTGGTGGGTCAGGCTCTACTATGATTGCTGCTGAAAAAGTAGGCAGATGCGCTAGATTGATGGAATTAGACCCTAAATACTGTGATGTCATAGTAAAGCGTTGGGAAGACTTTACTGGTAAAAAAGCAGTTCTTTCGGAGTTAGAAAAGGCTTAAAATGCAAGGTGTTGAGCATATTCCTGATGATAAAAGCAGAGGCTATGTAAAAGGCTTGGCTGCTGTAGGTACTCGTTATGTGGATATAGCTCATAAACTAGGGATTACTGACGATACGCTACGAAAGCATTACAAAAAAGAATTAGAAGATGGGCGCATAGATGCCAACGCAAGCATAGCCAATACGCTATTTAACCAGGCTAAAAAGGGCAATATGACTGCTGCTATATTTTGGCTAAAAACTAGAGCTGGATGGAAAGAAACCAATGTTACTGAGCTAACAGGTGGTGAAGGCGCAGAAGTAAAAGGAATCAATATTTCTTTTGTAGAGCCTAATGGACACGAAGGTTGATGATAAGGGCTTTGTTTGGCCCTCTTTTCCTGCCAAGCTAAAGTGCTTATTTGTACCTGAAAATAGCCGTTATAGGGTGCTTTATGGTGGTAGGGGCGCAGGAAAGTCCCATTCAGTAGCCAGGGCGCTATTGTGCAAAGGTGTAGAAAAAACTACTCGAATCCTATGCGCTCGTGAATTCCAGACTTCTATTAAAGACTCGGTTCATAAACTGTTATGCGACCAAATCTATAACTTAGGTCTACAGGCTCATTACGAAATCACTCAAAACACCATTCGTGGCACAAACGGCACAGAGTTTATTTTTGCAGGCATCAAGAACAATATTAACGGCTTAAAGTCTATTGAGGGCATTGATTACTGTTGGGTAGAGGAAGCAAACAATGTGACAGCAGTTTCTTGGGATATTCTGATTCCTACCATCCGTAAAGAAAAAAGCGAGATTTGGGTCACTTTTAACCCTGAGTTGCCTACAGATGAAACCTACAAACGCTTTGTTATTAGCCCACCTGAGAATGCAATCGTTCAAAAGGTTAATTGGTCAGATAACCCTTGGTTTCCTGAAGTGCTTGAAATTGAAAGAAATACGCTAAAAACTAGGGATTTTGAGGCTTATCAAAATGTCTGGGAAGGCTTCACAAGGTCAACGATTGATGGCGCTGTATTTGCTAAAGAGATGCAAAGAGCAGAGCAAGATGGCAGGATTACTAATGTGCCATACGATGCAACCAAGCCTGTAATGGCTGTGTTCGATATTGGTTGGGCTGATGCAACCGCTATTTGGTTCGTTCAATTCATAGGCATGGAAACAAGGCTAATACGCTATTTTGAAACAACTCAGACCACGATTAGCGAAATATTGGGCAGAATGCAGACCTTTGGCTATGTTTACGACACCTTGTATTTGCCTCACGATGCTCAGAACAAAACACTAGCTTCTAATGGCAGAAGCATAGAAGAAATCGTTAGAGCCTCTGGTTACAATGTCAGAATTATTGAAAGAACCCCAATCGCTGACTCAATCAATGCTGCAAGAACAATCTTTAGCTCATGCTACTTTGATAAAAATAATACGACAGCAGGACTAGACTGTTTAAGGCATTACAGATACGATGTAGACCCAGATACTAAGCAATTTAGTCAGAAGCCTGTTCATGACAATTATTCGCATGGAGCTGATGCATTTAGATATATTGGGCTTATGATTCAAGAAAAGAAAGTAGTCAAAAGAAAACCAATGAATTATGATGTCACAAGCTGGATGAGCTAATAAGGAACTAATATGGCGGTCTACGACTCAGGCAATGGTGGCATTTATTCCACCCAATATG